CCAAGACTTCCGCAGTTTGCATTGGAGACGGGTGATGATGTTATTGTTTTAAAAGATTTATTAGAAAGTTACTACAACGATAACCCTAAAGCAGTTACGATCGAAGGTGCTATTACTGAAGTAGACGCTGAAATAGAACAACAATTTATGTTACAGCAAGGAAAAGATGCTGCTACTAAAATAGCGGAAGCCAGAGTTGTGCAACAAAGTTTACGTGATCAATCCGTAGCTGTTATAAATAATCTTAAAGATGCTGTCTCGGAATACGAGGATGCTGGAGGAGGAACGGCTGCTGTAGCTAAATTAAAAAATAACTTTCAACAATTATTAAACGTAGCTGATATATATAGACAAATAGGTAGAGAAACAGGTATAACGTTACAAGCTAGACGTGAAAACTTTAGAAGCCGAAAGATAGGCTTGAGTGAAACTGATATACAGATTGAAGGACTACGTAATGCTTTTGTAAACGCTTCAGGCGGTATGCACCCTGATAAACTCGTTAAACTAATACAGGAAACAATCGACGAAGGAAACCCGGATTCAATGATTGCGTCTATGTTTAAGATAGCTAAACAAGCACAAGGTAAACACTTTTTGGATATGCCTACTGAGTATTGGATGAACGCTATATTAAGTGGTCCTAAGACACAGATGGTAAACATTATAGGTAACGGCTTAACGCAGGTGATGTCTACGATTGAAGCTGTTGTCGGAGGTGTTGCTAGTGGTAATCTGAGTGTAGTTAAAGCGGTGTTAGCCTCTTGGTCTAATGGTCAAATGTGGGGTGAAGCTGCTAAGTTTGCTAAGAAAGCTTTTAAACAAAATGATAACTTACTAGACCCACAAGCCCGTGCTTTTAGTGATCGTCCTCAAGGTGCTATAACAGGACAGAGAATTGCTGAAAGCAGATTGGGAGGTATGGTAACTGAACGTGGTTTAACCAGTAAAAAAGCTTTAGATGCTTTCGGTAACTTCATAAGAATACCTAGTAGGTTGTTGTTAACATCCGATGAGTTCTTCAAGCAACTAGCATATAGACGTGCTGCTCGACTGAAAGCTGCTATGTCAGGTATACAACAAGGTATAAAAGACCCAAAACAACTCGCTGAACATATACACAAAACATTAGAAGGTGTCGTTACTGAAGGAGGGCGTATGGGTTCAGAACCGGGGTTAGCTAGAGAAGCTTACGAAATCGCTGATAAAAGAAATCTTACAGGTAGTGAGCGTGATAACTTCGTAATGAAGTACGTGAAAGAAAACTTTGATAAAAATAAATCTTCACTAATGCAATACGCTCAGGACGAAGCTCAGTATTTAACTTTCACTAGAGATTTACAAGACGGAACTTTAGGTAAAGTGTTGCAAGAAGCTACTAATAAATTACCGATGTTAAGATTGGTTTTACCTTTCGTACGTACTCCTACTAATCTACTAAAGTACGCTTTTGAAAGAACTCCGGGTGTTTTTATTTTAAAAGAAGAGCGACAAAGATTGTTTGAAGATTTAAAAAGCAGAGACCCAATTAGACAATCTAGAGCTGCCGGTAAAATGATGACCGCAGTAACTGCTGCTGGTGTTTTCATAGATACAATTTACAATAACAGGGAGTACATTACTGGCGGTGGACCGAAAGACCCTAAAAAGAAGCAAGCACTGATGGCTACAGGTTGGCGACCTTACAGTATAAAAATAGGAGATACTTACTTCAGTTATCAAAGACTTGACCCGTTGGCTACATTATTAGGAGTAGGGGCTGATCTTGTTGAGATAGGAGTAAACGAACCTAAAGCTTTTGATGAATCAGGGGCAGAGCGTTTATTCTTGGCTCTCACATTAAGCGTTACAAGAAACGCCACTAACAAATCTTACTTAGCTGGTATTCAAAATTTTACAGATGCACTAAGTGATCCTGATAGATATATGGCTAAATTTGGGCAGAACTTTACATCCTCTTTTGTTCCAAATGTTATATCGCAAATGGCTGACTACGACACACAAGCTCTAAGAGAAGTAAGGTCGGTTGGTGATGCTTTATCTAGGAAAATGGGAATAAGGAGCGGTTTAGATAAAAAGAGAAATCTTTTAGGTGAGGAGTACGAAGCAGAGCAATGGATGGGGACAGGTTTTATAAACCCAATATCAATGTCCTCTTTTAAAGACGACGCTGTTTTAACTGAGATGGCTTCCCTAAATCACGCTTTTCGACAGCCTCCACCAAATTTAGGTGGTCAGATTGATATGTTAGCTCATCAAAACGAAACAGGACAAACAGCTTACGACAGGCAGTTGGAGTTACTAAAGACTGTTAAAGTAAACGGCAGAAATTTGAGAAGCACGTTGCAGAAACTTATAAAAAGCAGGGAGTATCAAAGCTTCACGCCTCTATCGGAACCCGGTCTAGAAAGTCCTCGTGTTCAAAAAATAAACAGCATATTGACGCGTTTCAGAAAAGAAGCACAGAAACAAACATTAAGAGAGTTTCCTGAACTTGCTGCACAATATACATCTTTAACACAAGCACGTGCAGGACTAAAAGGAGGTATGCAACGTGAAGATGTGCTTGAACTCCTCACTCAATAAGTAATAATATAATATCATGGCTAACACCTACGTAGACTACACAGCGACATCTGATCAAGTTGCTAACGGCTTTTCTTTCTCCTTTCCATATCTATCGGACAACAACGGAGTAGCTCTAATAGACGTATATGTACAAGGTTCTCTGTTAGCTACTTCTGCTTACACGATCTCTACATCACCTAATAAAATTGTTATAGCATCAGGCAGTGTAGCTGTAGGTAATGCAGTACGGATTGTTCGTAACAGTTCCACCGTTGATCCACTGGTAGACTTTGTTAATGGTTCAGTACTGACAGAATCAGAGTTAGATCGTTCGTATCTTCACAACTATTATCTATCCCAAGAAGCTGCGGAAGGTGCTGGTGGTGAGCAGTTAACAAAGAAAGGTGCGGATCATTACGACGCTGACGGTGCTAAGATAACAGACCTAGGTGATCCAACGGACGCACAAGACGCTGTTACAAAAAGCTACGTCGATACTCAAGACTTTGCAGACCGTGCTTATATCGACGGTTTAGGACTCGACCATTTTGACGGTAGTAACTTGTCAGCTAATGTTGATATGAATGGCAATCGTATTACTGAAATGGCAGACCCATTAGGTGTACGGGATGTTGTTAATAAACAATACGTCACTGGAGTAGCTGATCAGTTAACACTAGGTACTGGTGCTCCTCCGGGCTTTTCTACTTTTACACAAACAGGGTCTGATACAGACTTTGAGTTAACTTTCACACCTAACCACAGCGACTCTCAATCTTACTTGGTAACAGTAAACGGAGCAGTACAATCACCCAACGACTATACGATAGTAGGAGGTTTAAATGTACTACGCTTTGACTCAGCTCCAGCAGCTAGTGCGTCTATTGTTATTATTGAAAGAGGATACAGATACGCTTATTCATATATGGCAAACACTTTAGACTATGGCTCTGTAGCTGTAGCAGGAGCAGACGACTACGTCGATTACGGAGCAATACTATAAAACTTAATAACTATGAGTAACATACAAGTACAATTACGAAGAGGAACAACAGCTCAACATGGCAGCTTTACAGGAGCACAAGGTGAACTGACAGTAGACACCGATAAGAACGCATTAGTGCTACATGACGGGGCGACTCAAGGCGGGATACAAGTAGCTAGAGACGAGGTTATAGCGACGGGTTCAACGACGGCTAGAAGTCTTGATGATAGGTTTGCTGACGCTGTGAATGTGTTGGACTATGGGGTAAAGAATGATGGTACAGATCACACTACAGGAGACGATAACGCTACTCGGATTCAAAGTATTATAGATACCAAAAAATCTGTTTACTTCCCTAAAGGTGAATATAAAATATCTACTGCCTTAAATTTAGATAGTGTTACAATTTATGGTGAGGGTATGGATAGTACCATAATAAAACCATACGATTGTAAGGCTTTAATAATTGATGGTACAGGACTTGTGGGGGGTTATGCGAATTATGTTACTGTTCGAGACTTGACGATTGAATGCGACAATATTACTAATGCACAAACTGAAGCTGTATTAATTAAAGATTCTTACAGGATAAACTTTGAAAGAGTTAAAATATGGCAAATACCGATTGGATCGGGTGTTGATGTAGGTGTGAGACTATCGGGAAAATGTTTATCTAATTGTTTTAATAACTTGTCGATAGTCGGTAATGGATCGGGCGGCAGTTTTACGAACTCTTGTTTATACCTAAACACATCTTCCGACGGACAATCAAAACCTACATTTTTTAACTTAGACGCAGAAAACGCAACGACGGCTGTTTATATTGATTCTGACACTTCTACTGATGTTTACAATATATACGTAGAACGAACTAATAAAGGTGTTTATATAAAATCAAGTCCTACAAGTGCGTACCCTGTGGATGTTAATTTTATGGGCGGTACTATGATTATACCCTACGAGGGTAGTAGTGGTTTTAGTTTTGAAGGCACTTTTAGTAACGAAGAATCATACAAAATAAGCAATATACAGTTTGGTTCCTCTGATAAATTAACTAGAAATTTAGCTTTTGTAGAAAATGTTTCGTTTGTTTGGAATAATAAATCTAAAATCTCTTTAACAAATATAAATTGGGATTGGATTAAGTATAGTAGAGTTCTTGAACACGCTATAGCTTTTTATCCCGATCACCCCACAGCTACAAAAGAATTACAAAATTATAAAAGTATTATACGAAAAACAGATGTACCCGATCTTACTGCTACTGATATATTTAAATTAGACGGCCTAAATGCCGGAGGTGCGGGGCAAGGTGCGTCAGGAGTTTTTGTAACGGTCAAAGCCTTTTTAGATTTTAATGGTTATGGAAAGGCATTAGAGCAAAGTGTTTTCGTGGTTCAAGACAGAAGCGACCAAAACGCTTTTATTTGCGATAAACAGGTATTAGCAAGTACGGTTCACAATGATGTATCTTCTAATTTTTCGGTAACATCACTTGAAGTGTCCGCTATAGAAGATACAGATAACATCAGATTTCAAGTAACTGTAGATTTCAACACAGCCGTTTTAACAACTGTTAATCCTGTTTTTGAAGTTGAAGTAATAGGCGAATGCGATTTCACAAAACTTTAAAATTATAAAAACATACGAGTAACGTACAAGTAGGAATGAATGGTCTTGTAAAAAATATTTTAGATGATCCTGAAAACCCTGATAGCGAAATCACTAAATCTGTGAAATATTCTGTACTTTACATGAAAGCTATTAAAGCACTACAAGAAGCTATGGATAGAATAGAAGTTCTTGAAGCTAAAGTAGAAACCTTGCAATCATAATGACCGAATCACTCTCCCACTTCTTAGATACCGCTCTCGGTGTTATACTTGCCGTTATCGGGTGGATGATAAAGAAACTGTCAGATAGATTAGAGAACGACGAGAAACGACTGACTAGGATAGAGGTGGAGTTAGCAGCACAA